ACGTAGGCACCGTACCTAAATCATCTCGTTCGAGTTTTTATATGGATTTTTATAAGGATTTTTTAAAGATTATATGAAAAACGTTATTATAAAAAAAACGTTATTATAAAAAATCGATGAGAGGTATTATTCAAATCACGGGTGTTTTAGTTTTTATAAGGATTTTTTAAAGATTATATGACAAAAATCTCCATACCTCCCTAATCCGGAATGTCCTACGCTAGAAAGCTAGAAAACGTAACGATCACATCCAAGAGTTCCTTCATTGAATCAAAGTCTATGGCACGCACTCTCACATTGTTTGATTCGATTCATACGCCATTCTATCTCGTCCGTAACAACGCCGCCATCGATCTCTTTGCCGTTCAAGGCCAAGTCCACGAATACGATGTCACCAGGCATCGTGCGTCGCGAAGTGACGACGATGGGTTCGAGATGGCCGGGTGGGAGTCGATTTCGAGGGGAATTTTACGAAAAACTCAATAGAATACTACGACGAGTATATATTTTATTGAGTTAATGATCTATGTTTTTTTGTTTTTTTTGTTTTTTTGTGATTTAAATTAAAAATTTACCGTTTGTGCGATGATGCGATGATGCATCACAACACGCATCGAACGAGCTCGTCGCGTCGCGTCGCGTGGCGTAAGAGCCAACGCTTAGTTAGAGAAGGCAAGACAGCTCGTTGCGCTGGTGTAAGATAAGAGCCAACGCTTAGTTAGAGAAGGCAAGACCGGCCATTCCACTTTGCACTCGCAAAACGTTGTACGACAACGCGAACAAGGAAAGGTTCGTGGTCGTCGAGCCGGCGGTGGTGGTGTCCTTCAAGGTAACAGCGACTTGCGCGTTATCGATGCGCGAAAAGTTACAGGTACCGGACGGTTGATGCTCCTCGGGCTTAAGCGCAAACGAATAGCTGTAGATGCCCGGCATCGGGGAGCCACTCCAGTGCTGCGCCGCTTGGACGGAGTTGAAGTAAGCACCATCCATCGCCTTCATGCGGTCTTGGCCGTTCAAGATTAACTTGAATTCGGACAACGGACCGGACGTGCGCTTAGCGCTCGGCGCGCCACGTTCAGTCGGCATCTTGGCGGAGCCGCCCGTACCGAACTTGACCAACGGGCAACCGATGTCCGCCGGGGAGATGAACGCATTGGAGGTGGCGATCGCAGACGCGTTGGATTCGAGCACAACAGACGTGAGCGATTGATCCGCGGTGAAGTTCCAGAGGGAAGACTTCGCGGTACCGCCGTTGCACACCCAGTGGAGAGCCTTAACCGGGTGGTTCAAGGAGAGGCGCACGTTCTTGGTGCCGGCATCGGTGACAGCATCGACCCCAGTGTGCTGCACTTGGGTGATGAGCATCTCAGAGGCGCGTTGCGCGAATCTACGCCTTTCGTCGGTGTCGAGGAAGTAGTAGTTAGCCCAGACCTTCAAACCGGAGGTGGAGAAGAACGTTTCGAAGTCGCTCGCCAAGTCGATATCGACTCTAACTTCGTGGTACTGCAAGCTGATGAGCGGCAGGGCGAGACCCGGGTTCAAGTTAAAGGCAAACAAGAGCGGGAGGTACACCTTGGAGGCGGCGCCCGCGATGCCCGTGGTCATCTTCGCCCAGTTTTGCTTCGCGGCGGCGTCAAGGTAGACTTCCGCGTAGATGCGCCACCAGCGTTGGTGGAGACGGTCGATGCGCTGTCCGCCCACGCTTAACTCCGCGGAGGAAACCGCACGCTCGGCGACCCAGTTGACGTCCGCGGCGGACGTCGCGGAGGACAAGTTCGCAGCCGTGGTCATTTCGAGGTACATCTCGCCGACCAAGTCACCGTTACGGGCGACGGTCACGGAAACGCGGCCAGAGTTGGCGGCGGTACCGTTGACGGTTTGCTCGATAGTCTCCATGGAAAAGTTGGTGTGTCTGCGGTATTGAGCGCTAAAAAACGTGATCTTCGGGGAACCCGTCAAATAGACATCTTGGGCTCCATAAGCGACTAATTGCATACAATATGAGACTTTTAGTTAGGGTTTAGGAAATAAACCAAATGATAAACTTTTTAGGGTTTACAAAATCTCGTCCCCGCGGTTTCCCGCGGGGTCAGATCGTACCTTAAGCATCATCGGGATGACTAGTCCTTCATCTGATACCGACACCTTAGCGATCGTTGAAACGGGAGCGTGGCCTGTCATAGCAGCGGCGGTAGCTCCTCGCCTGCGGATTGTCCAATCTCTGACATTTTTACCATCGGGTTCGGCAATTAACCGAGATCCCCTCGAACGTTTCCAAACGAGGGTGGTAGTCAGAGCTCTAAGGAGTTTCCCGCAACCAGGATGTCTCGCCCGCGCGACCTTGGTGTCGCGACGGACTAGTGAGTCACGCTTTTCACGCTCACTTTTTGGCCCTATGCAATAAGGCCTCCAGCCATTGTTGTGTGTGTTGTACCTTAAGATGAGATTTTAATTTCGGCGGAAATCGCACTGCGGAAAATCTTCGAACCATGTTTCTCACCTGGAGATATACCATGACCGACTTCGACCGAGTGCGACTGACGACGACCCAAAAATGCAAAACGTGTCAAGACGAAGAAAAGAAGTGTCCGTGTCCTGTGGACGAGGACGAAGTCGAGGTGATCGAAGACGACCTCCTGGTGTCTGACCCGGACCCAGAAGATGATGATGACGACCTGGTGGTGTACGAAGATGATGATGTGGAAATCGATGACGACATCTCAGGCGGCCTGGCCGATATCGCGACCGTTCTCAGCGACGCGCTCCTGGACCCCGAGCCCTCTGGTCAGACCGCGTGCACGGCCCTGCTCGACATCGCGCACCAATTGACCGTGACGAACAAGATCCTCGTAAAAATGTTAGCGAAGATGTGATGTAAAAATTTCTATTTAAAAGATTAGGTGACACCTCAGACAAACAGGAGAGAGAATGGCCACTCATTCCGTTGACTCTACAATGAATGACTCCAACGCGAATGAGGTCACGCTCGAACGTTGGAGAGAATGCTACCGCGACTCGCCGAGCTCGGTCGTCAAGGAACACGTCAAGTTGTTCGAGAAGCGATGGCGACTCGTACCATCCGACGCAGTTCCGAACCCGGGAACGTTCGAGCAACAAAACCGACTCGGTGTAGATCAATTGCTCGATGCTTTACCACCCGATGGACTCGATGCAGCGAATAGCGAACAGATGTTGATCCTGGCGGAAAAGGCTATGGAGCGAGAGAATACCCGAGTGGTATCTATTCTGTTCAGGGCAAAGGCACTGGGCATCACGGGGTGGCAAGAAGACGACAACTGCGCGGGGATGACGTTGCATCAAAGAATCAACCGTATCATTTATCAAATTGAGCGCGGGTTCATCAACATTCGTGGAACTATAAGAGGCGTCGAAGCAGTGCACCGACCAACGACCCTACCTTTAGTGTGCGCGGCTGACCCGGATATTTTCAAGACGAACTGCGAGTTGTATGCACCGGGTAGGATTGAGGAACTCAGTCCGTTCCAGCGGGCTCTGTACGTATGCTTAAACCAGGCGCATGAAAAACGGTTGCGACGGTACAAAGGCATGTGCTGCTTGGAACATAAGATCAACGGTCACGGCACTCGCGCGTGGATTCCCCAGCACGATATCCCCGAGTTTGTGTACAAATTGGCGGATAAGCAAATTCGACACGACATGTGGAAGGATCTCACGAGCAAAGGTTCGGGGTTCAGAGATGTCATCAATCATCTCACCGTCTGCATTGACCCACAGTTTCCCGAGGTGAAGAAGTGTCGACACATGTGGAGTTATCGAAACGGCATTTTTCTCGGCAAAGCGCTCGATCCACTGACGAAAGAGTACACGTGCAAATTTTTGCCGTACGAGAGTAACGAATTCAAAAAGTTGGACCCGACGCTCGCGTCGTGCAAATACTTTGACACCGATTTCGAAGATTTTTCTATGATGGAAGATTGGTTCGATATCCCTACGCCGCATTTCGCGAAGATTTTGAACTATCAGCGTCTCCCCGAAGATGTTCAGCGTTGGGCCTATGTCCTCGCCGGCAGATTGTGTTTTGAAGTCGGTGATCTCGACGGGTGGCAAATCATCCCGTTCTACGGGGGCATCGCACGTAGTGGCAAGTCGCAAGCGCTGACGTCTGTGTTTAAACAGTTCTACGAGGCCGAAGACGTGCGCACGCTGTCCAACAACGTCGAGCGAAAGTTTGGACTCGCATCCATCTACGATGGATTCATGTTCATCTCACCCGAATGCCGCGAGACGATGGCCTTGGAACAGGCTGAATTCCAATCCATGGTGTCGGGTGAAGATGTGAGTATCGCCGTGAAGCATGAAAAGGCCAAGTCGATTCAGTGGACCACGCCCGGAGTCATGGCCGGCAATGAGATGCCCGGATGGCGAGACACCGGCGGTTCGATTCTTCGCCGTTTGGTCACGTTCAACTTCGTTCGACAAGTGAAGGACGCTGACGCGACGCTTCCTCAAAAACTCAAATGTGAAGTTCCCGTCATGTTACAGAAGTGCGTGCGCGCGTACTTGGACTACGCGCTGCACAAGTATCGCGGTGTGGGTAACATCTGGGACATCTTGCCCAGATACTTCTTGGAAGTGCGCCAAGAGATTGAAGAACAAGTGTCGCCGCTCGATAAATATTTGAACTCGTCTGAAGTTATCATCGATCCCGACGCGCGCGTACCGTTATCTGTCTTCCAAGATGCGTTCCAATTCTTCGCGAAGAACAGATGTGGTGAGCGCAACATCAAATTCTCAGCGGCATACACGCGGGGACCGTTCAACGCGCGCGGCATCACTGTCGAGCGGGCGACGATGACATGGGGCGCCGAAGGACGTTTGTACGAGGACGAAGATTTCGCGGTCGGCGTGACCGTGAAGGAAATGTGAGCAAAAAAGAATACCTGAGTTGTAGTAAGATGAACAATCCATATTTTGAAACCATGTCGTCCCACCGAGGCCCGATCAGGCGCACCGAATTCGTCAATCGTCTGCGAGGCCCAGTCGGTAAGTCTGTGCCAGACCATGTCGTCGATCTTGACTTATGGAACGGGGTCGTCGATCACATAATCTCCCTCGCGAAGGCATACATCAGCTGGGCGCGCTCGGAAGAAGCGCTCGAATACACACCAAAACTCGAAAAGTCATACGTGTCGGACCACGACGAAGACGAGTCAGGACTCATCATGCACGTGATAGATAATTACGAGAGGATCGAGTCTCGATTGTTCAAAATGCTGTTTTTCTATTCGTTCAATGAGCTGGCGCTCCTCGAACGACTGGGTTAAAAGCGTGCGCGCGAAGAATAAAAAGATGGATATCCACGTCGAAAACGAGGGTCATTACCCAAGTTATACGAGATACGATAAAGATCTATGGCGGCACATGATTTTGAACGAACATCTCGATCAGATGAAATCTTTTCACAGCGCGCACCCAACTATCGTCTTATGGGACGAATCGTCCATGGCGCTCGCAGCAGAGATCGGAAACGTCGAAACACTCATCTTCCTGCACGATGAGTGTAAATGCCCCGTCGACGCCGAGGCGACGTACAACGCGCTTCTGTATTGCAACTACTACGCGCTTTTGTACCTATTGATGTCCGACTGTGACGTCGATTTCACGCACGAAGACATAGACGAGGTCGAACGGTACGAAAACGCAACGGCCGACGAGGGCGAGTCCATGTTCGAGGTGCGCAACGTCGTCGATTTGGCACGCCAGGCGCTCGCATCGAGATGACACCCGCGGCACCGGCACAGAGGGCAACTGAGAAGGCGGTGGCGACGCGGGGTCCGAACATCACGGGAATGGTGTGAATCCCATTCGCCATGTCCTCCCCGACGTCTGGTATATCGGCGTGGTTCGAGACCGCCGTCGTCACGAGAGCCATCGCGAGCGCATCGCGGGGCGAGGTGTCGACGTGTGCGAGAGCGTGTGGGACGACCGTCGTGGCGCAGGCCCACAGCGCGCCCACGTAAAACGGCTTGAGGAAGGGCGCCGCGCGTTTGAACGGGCCGTAGGTCTGCACGCACGCCGCCTCGACGAGTCCCCAGTGTGGGAGCCCAGCCGCGTCGAGGATGGCGACGGCGGTGATGAGCGCGAGAATGAGGCTCTCCGGTGTATCTTCAGTCTTCCCGTCGAGGTACCTATCGGCGCCGTACGCCCAGCGCGCGCTCGCGGCGATCCAGACGAATGGTAAAGGGTCGTCGACGGGTGTACCCGCCGCGAGGGCGAGAACGCACATCACCGTGGGTACGATCATCATCTTTACAAAAAGATGAGATGAAAAAAATGGTTTAAAGGATTGGGTGAGAAGAAGAGCAGAAAAGAAACAAGCAGCATGTCCGCCGTCGCCGTCATCGAAAGCAACCAATGGGATCCGAACGCGATCTCCTTCTCCACCCTGAGAAAGAACAAGAACGGTGGCAAAACAGTCTACGTTCAGACGACGCAGGCGAAGAGCAAATCTTTCTTCCTTCAGTTGCCGTTCATGCGCTCGCCGTACGGCTTGAGTGCCTTCACGGATGACACCAGTGGACGAACGTCGTATTCTCTCGACTTGAGTCTCGACTCGGAGAACATCGACGCGGTCGCGCTCCGCAAAAAGTTGGAGGCATTCGACGATCTCATCGTCGAGACCGTCGCCAACAACAGCGTTGAATGGCTGGGAAAAGAATTCTCCGCCGATGTGCTCCGACAAGCGCTGTACAAACCATTGGTCCGACCCGGGCGCGACGAGTACCCGTCGACGATCAAATTGAAAGTTCGCCTCGAGCGCGACGGTTCGTTCGAGCCAGAGTGTTTCAACATGAAACGCGAATCTCTTCCTCTCGATCAGATTGAAAAGGGGCAAAAAGTCATGACCATCGTGGAAGTCGCCTCCATGTGGTTCATCGATCAAAAGTTCGGCGTGACGCTTCGCCTCAGGCAAGCGCTCTGCGAACAGAGCGAAAAGCTGCCCTCGTTCGCCTTCCAAGGTCTCAACTTACCGGAGCCCGAGGACGAAGAAGAATCGACCGCTTCTTGCGGTGAAGTCGACGAATAAATTTATCAACGTCTTTTAATAACAACAAACGACATGAGATCCCTCATCATCGCCGCACTCCTCCTCGCCGTGAGTCTCTACATCCTCTACGGCGGTCCGTCTGCCACCGCGCCCGCGACGGCAACTAGTGGTGCGAAATGGACCGTGTACGGGTCGCTCGGGTGCGGGTGGACCACGAAACAACTCGAATTCATGAAAGAGAATGGCATCGCGCACACGTTCGTCGATTGTGATTCGACCGAGTGCAAACACGAGGCGTACCCGACGCTCGTGTCCCCATCAGGAGAAGAGCACGTCGGGTACCGCGAGGATTTCTGATTAAAATCCCAGGATGGGAATAATCATCATTACTGCAATAAGTAAGAAGTAGGCCAACGGCACCAAGATATTCATTTTACCAACGCATCGCGTTTGTGTTGGAAAAATGGGTTTTATTCGAATATGATGTTGTTTTTCGTCTTCAGTGGCATCCTATACGTGACCCACACGCTTTTGAACGGGATCTTGTTTTGACACCCGGCGTATGTGCTTTTGAACTCGTACCTCTTCTTTGGAATTATGACTTGAAGTGATTTGTCGTTTTTGAAGAGATCTGAAAAGTACTTTCGTTCGATGGTTTCCATCGGGACGAGCAGTGCGAATGGCTTCTTCAACTGTTTGCATCGCTCGAAAATCTCCCGTTTCTGTGAGTACGGTGGGTTATCGACGATGGCGTCGTATTGTTTCGGTTCAAACTTGAAGAAATCTTTTTTGACGTGGATGACGTCCACATCGAGCGGTTTCAGTTGACGTTTGATGGTGCCGTCGTTGTAGAACGGTAACCAAAACGTCCGCTTCCCGCGGGACGACGACATGTTATCCAGTAACAGTTTCCAGGCCTCCACCGGTGTGTTGTAGTCATCTCTGGTGCGCGAAACACTGAAGTGATCGGACACGCGCATCTTCTGAGATGAATGCACATTTTATTTAGTCGCACGCGCCTCTGACGGTCGCGAGCGCGATGGAGAGAAGGAGCGCGTCGGGGATGGATTCGATAGGTCGAAGCGCCGACACGTGCTTCACCAGGGATCGGTTCCATAGGAATCGGAGGATGGCGGCCGAGAGCAGGATGCTCAGGGTGAAGGTGGCGAGTTCCTTCGCCATCTCGGTCTTGGATTCAGATTTAAGCATGACTCGGCGAAGCATTGTGCGTGTTTGTTTTCTATCAGCTGAGAAATTCTTTCTCAGTGTATCGTAGTTAGTAGCGATGCCACCAAAGCGTCGAGCGAAGAAGCTTCTCCCTTTGTCCGGAAGTGAGAAGCGATACACACACAGGTTCTGGGGAAGCAGACGCGGCGTCGGAAACAATAATTGCTACGCGTACGCGTTCGGCGATTACGAGGGGTACCGCGGCGCGAAATCGACTCCCGGAGATAGGGCGAAGACGCGCCGCTACGGCTCGCTCAAGTGCCGTGACCTGGCGAAGGGTGTGTTGGCCGACAATAAGAAGAAGGTGTACAAGACCAAGCCAACTGCGAGGTGTAAACCGGGGTATTTCAAGGCTATGATGGTGGTCGCCCCGGGAAGAGACTTCCATTTCTATCGTCAACACGGAGAAATCGAGCTTAAGATAAAGCGGGGAGACACGGCCGCGTCCATAGCTCGGTTTCTGAAGATCCCACTCGGTCGGGTGCGAATGGCCATCGGGAAGTACAAGGGGCGCGATCCCAAGACGGGTAAGTTGAGGGTCGGGAAGAACATTCGAATCAAATGTAACGGGTGGAGCCATAAGCGTGGATGGGCGACGGGTCCGCTCCTGCACGACGCGAAGGGCAAAGTGATCAAAGACCCACGCAAGGCGTCTCGTAACTACCCCGGACTCAATTACAGCAAATTTTGTGGAGCCTTCTGTGTTAAGGATCGCGGGATTCGGACTGGGCACGATTGGTGATGACGTCGTCGTCCTCCAATAAGAGTGCGTCGAGATCCGCTATGTTGACTCCTATGTCGGCTAAGAGTGAGTCCAGGTCGAGATCGTTGTCTGCTGGAATCTGTATGTCGAACGAGTCGAAGACATTGAAGATTTGCTGGTTATTCAATGTGAGTGCGTTCGAGCGCAATGTGTATTGATTGGTTACCTCAAGCGTGATCTGAAACTTGCTCACGTCAAAAACTTTCCGACACACTGGACATGTGTGATTCCCCTGCTGTTTCCATCGCTCGATGCACGCGCGATGAAATCGGTGCCCGCATCGGATGGGTGGGTTCGAGCGCGTCGACTTCACGGGATTTAAACAAATACTGCACGTGTCGTCGTCGCTCATTGCTAGTTCTTAGGTAAAAATAAACTCGATTACGCGCGCTTTTCTTGGTCGAAAGATTTCTTCAACATCGGTTGAAGTTTGCCGGCATCAGACAGCGCCGCGGGGCCGGTACTTTGGAGGTATTGTCGGTAACTCCTGTTATCCTCCGGATTGAGGCCCTGCTGAGACATCAAGAACGTATCGAGAAGTTTGCTCGAGTTTTGGATCGTGTAACCGCGTCCGTCGGCCATGCCCTGGCGCTGAGACATAGTTCGTTATTATACATCTAGAATTTAATTTCAGTGTTGTCGACGGGTGCGTCTAGCCAACTGCGAAAACCGTTCGTGTGCGCCCACTCAAAGAAAACATTGTAACTCCAGCAATTCAAGCCGCGACCCTTTTCGAACTTCGATACCGGTTCGTTTGGTTCCATGATGATTCCCGGGTCCTCGTACACCAGTTCGGTCAAGCGGCGATACGCGAACGCGACTTCTTTTAAAGTCTTGGACCCCGTGATGATCACGTTGCCGCTCGAGAAAACGCTCGTCGTCACAAATTTGCCGTCGCCGAACGGTTGAAACTTAATTCGGAGGCCGCTGTACGTCTCCGGTGTGAACACCCATTGATAAATGCTCCTGTGTGTTGGCTGTGACACGTGTGCAATCAAGCGGTAGAGATCAACCTCGTGTCGAAGACTGAAGCACGAGTTGATCAGAGCCACGTGAAATTCGGGTCGGGGAACTCGACAAGCAGTGAGCATCGGCAACAGATGTTCGTGGATCCGCTCGATGATGACCTCGCACTCGAACACACCTGTAGCACCGGTCACGTGGATGGACCCATTGTGGAAAAACTTAACGCTTTTGTTCGTCCCGAACATGCGCATAGTCGTCGTGAGTTGATTCTTGAACGTTTTCTTATTCCGACTGATCGTGAGGCGGCAATTGGGTGCGAGCTCCATTTCGTCGTTCTCAAGATGTGCGCGCAACTTCTGGACATCGATGGGCGTTCCAAGTTTTGCGTGCATCGTGATGGTCGTGATGTTGACCCACGTCGGAGTGGTGAATCGCTCGCCCACGCATTTTCGGTGCTCGCCGATAGTACGAATGAAATGAAACTCCTGAACCTTCGACGGACTGTACGTAGACGGCGGCATCGCCCGCGCGCTCAGAAGTGAGATGCCGCGTAAAAGCTCACTCCCGCCAACATAAAGATCGTCGCGTACTTGTCAACCGCCTTGATATTTTCAAGGACGACTGGATCGATGTTTTTGAACTTTTCTTTATAGTTAGTTGGTTTGAAAGGCAAATAAATCCAGCGACCGTACGGGAATACAGTCGGATTCATCCTGAACTGACAGCGAAGTAGGAAATCATACCACGCGAGTACGAGGTACGGGAAATAGAGAAGGGCGATCAACGCGTATTTGTTTTTGCCCGGGAGCGCGTACGAGACGCTCGTCTGAAGAAGTGCGATGGCCGCGTTCAGATACCACACGTTACGCGCACAATCGTACCGCGCGTTGTACCAAGACGCGAGCAAGAAATTCACGAGCAGGAGCACGTCGTGGCGCTCTTTGGGCACGAACCAATAGGTGAGCGCGACGTAGAAACTATAGATGACACACTTGATGTTGAGATAGTCGTCTGGCCACTTGAGTTGATGTTCCATTACATTGACGCGTGATTTTTTTTCAATTGTCGTATATCCTGCCGTAGGCCGCCAGTGCGTGTTCGAGATTCCACGAGGCGTCGATTCGATCGGGTGCGTCGTTGGCGATGCACATGTGTTTGAATGTCTCGGGACAGATGTGATGGGCCTCCCAGTACAGGGCAGATAGAAACTCGCCGACGTGGTCGACGCGAACGACTCTGTCCACGAGAAGAGGTTCGAAGTCACGAATGATCTCGGTCGGTTCATCTTTGCTCGCGAAGATGTTGGTGTAGACGAAATCCGTGCGCATCTCGTCTATTTTAACGAGCCCGCACGGGAGAACGTAGTAAAAGTGCCAACCCGGGAGTGCGTCGAACATATCTTCGATTCGAAGATCTTTTTTTCGGTAGATGTTGTCGTACTCGAACTGAATCATATCGACGGTGACGTCACCCAATCCTTGAAGAACGCCGAGATCGTGACCGTCGGTGTCGACCTTTAAAAAGTTGATGTGGGAGATGTCGCGAGATGCACAGTAGCGACCGAGACTGTTCTCGTCGGCGTCCACGGCGGTGACGTTCACGTGGACGTTATCGGTGGAGTAGTCGACGTCGCGCGCGTACATGACTTGACCGTACGTGTCGCGCCATTCCGGGCCCGATGGTTTGAATTCGGGGTCAAATAGGTGCGCGTGCATGGTCGGTTCGATCTCGCACGGGAAACAACTGCCGGTGGCACCGACGTCAAAAATCTGTGCATCGGACGGTGCGTTTTTCACGATCGAGCGCAGCAGCGACATCTCCCCGTTGATCATGTGGTTGCAACATATGCGATAATTGAAATACGGGAGGTTATGTTTGTGTTCGGCGTCGCTCACGGTGATCCAGGCATCGAGGGGCAACTCCTCCATGGCTGTTTCACTGATTGCATATCTATTCTTTAAATTGATCATCTTCGCCTGAAGATGTACATCGCTAAGACGATCGCGGCGAGCACGACGACGTATGACATATCGAATCGACGTGCGTTCGTCGAGACCACGCGCGTGCCCGGAGTTTCAGTGACATCTAAGATCTCTTCGTCGATGTTCAAATGGGGTGCGAGCGGGCGACCCTCCACCACGAGCTCAGGGGCGTCACACGGCGATCCAACGCGCAGATCACTGGCACCCGCACCGACCGCGCAGATGGGACTTTCTTCTGGAGCGGGCACGCCGTAGCCACTCGGCTCATCGGCCTCGATCGTATCGGTCGCGAGCGGGGCTCGACGGCTCCCCGGTGGGACGCCGACAAACGGGTTGTGTTTGTTGATGCTATTCTTGTCACTGATCATAAGCCGAGACGGCATGGCCACTAGTGATATATAACCACATTATTATTTTTAGAGGCCGATCACGTCGCTTTTTGGAAGTTTCTTGCCGTGCGTCGTCGTGTTCTCCCAGTGCGCGATGGGCTCGAACGGCGCATCGATCTCTTCGCGGTACGAGATGTACTGGGCGACCCCGGTGCGGATCTGTGCCGCGGCCGTGGAAATCACCTTGGTGTTCATCGCTTTCACCTGTCGGTTCACGTCCGAGAAGTGATCGCCGGAGTTGTTGATGAAGACCACTCGCATGATGGCCCTCAGGTCAGCTTCCTTTTGGTAATCGATGGCGAGCCCGGTTTTGTTATAGAAATCTTGTCGGATCGCGCGCTGGAGGAGATCGACATTGTATTGGCTGAAGTACAATCGGTTCAGGGGTGTTTCGGTTTGTCGGACCGAATTCATTACTGATATTGTCCACGAAAATAATCTCGGCCTATCTTAACTTAAACAAAAGATGGCTGACATCGAGGAACTCAACAAACTTCCGATGAACCCTCCCGAAAAACTCCCACCGTTCGTCGGCTTGTACCCGTCGGCAGCGAAGGTCGGTGAAGCGGGCCCGTTCAATCAAAACTCGCGGTACCTCGGCACGCCGCGAGGTGAGTCCGTGAAGTACGGTGCGACGACCGTGCGCGCTGCGGATCTCACACCGGCGCCTAAGTTTGACTAATCACGGCGACCGCGGTGCCGTATGGCGACAACCTGTACTCGACTGGGAAGTGTATGGGGGCGACGTCTATGTATGGGTGAGACAGGTATACTTTACGCTGGATCGTGTACACAGACGCCATTGTTATATCCATGAAAATTTTTCACAACAGATGACACTTTACATCTGATGTGAAAAAATGGTTTAAAAGAATATCAGGGGATACAGGTAGAAACATAACCAACATGCGAGTTACCAAGAGAAACGGCCGACACGAAGACATCAAGTTTGACAAGGTCACGAAGAGGATCTCGAACCTGAGCGATGGATTGTCGGATACCGTCGATTGCTCGCGCGTCGCCCACCAGGTGGCGTCGCAAATGTACGATGGGATTCACTCGCACGAGATCGACACTCTGAGTGCCGAGGTATGCGTTGGTTTGATTACCGAGCACCCGGACTACGAGGTGCTCGCCACGAGAATCGTCGCCTCGAACTTACAAAAGATCTGTCCGGGCACGTTCCTCGCCGCTATGCGCAAATTGCGCGCCGCTGGTGTCGTCACGGACGAGGTCGTCGACGTCGCCGCGCAGGTAAAGGACGCGATCGTCCCCGAGCGCGACTTCGATTTCGGCTACTTCGGACTGAAAACGCTCGAGAAGGGCTATTTGCAGCGCGTCGATGGGAACATCATCGAGACGCCGCAATACCTCTTCATGCGCGTGGCGATCGGGATCCATGGGACCGATCTCCCGAGCGTCCACGAGACGTATTTTCACTTGTCGAATGGTCTGTTCACGCACGCAACACCAACTCTCTTCAATGCCGGTACGCCGAGACCGCAGATGAGTTCCTGCTTTCTTATCGCGAACAAAGGCGATAGTATCGACGGAATCTATGGAACGATCACGGAAGCCGCACAAATCTCAAAATGGGCGGGTGGAATCGGCGTCCACATTTCGGATGTGCGCGCCAAGGGGTCGCACATCAAGGGGACAAATGGCACGTCCGATGGTATCATTCCGATGCTTCGCGTGTATAACGCCACTGCTCGCTATGTCAATCAAGCGGGGAAGCGTAAGGGATCGATCGCCGTCTACCTCGAGCCATGGCACGCCGACGTTATGGATTTCCTCGAGTTGCGCCTGAATCAAGGCGACGAGGAGGCGCGGTGTCGTGACCTATTCCTCGCCCTGTGGATCCCGGATCTGTTCATGCAGCGCGTCGAGGAAGGGGGCAATTGGTCACTCATGTGTCCGTCAGAGTGCCCGGGCCTAAACGACGTATACGGCGAAGAATTTAACGAGTTGTACCTCAAGTACGAGTCGGAGGGCCGGGCGAAGAAAACCATTCCCGCGGCGGACGTGTGGAAATCCATCATTAAGTCGCAAGTTGAGACCGGCAACCCCTACATGCTGTACAAGGACAGCATCAACCGCAAGAATGGACAAAAGAATTTGGGCGTGATTAAAAGCTCAAACTTGTGCGTTGCGCCTGAGACCAAAATATTGACGCGCGACGGATACCAGACCATTTCCGAACTCAAGGATCGTGACGTAGACGTGTGGAACGGTAAAGAGTGGTCACCAGTGGTGGTTCGTCAGACAGGTGTCGATCAAAAACTTTTGACTGTGACGACCTCGCTCGGGTTTTCACTTCGGTGCACGCCGTATCACAAGTTTTACCTCGAAGATGGCAGCGTAGTTGAAGCGCGCGAGCTCAAACCCGGTGCCCAGCTCATCTCACACGCCATGCCAGATGGAAGCGTGCGAACACAGGATGTCGGATCCATCGTCGATTTAGGCGATTCCGCTGATACGTTTTGTTTTACCGAGCATAAGCGACACATGGGCGTGTTCAATGGTATTTTAACATCGCAATGCAGTGAGATTGTCGAGTACACAGACCCCGACGAGACCGCCGTCTGCAATTTGGCGTCGATCGCTTTACCAAAGTACGTTCGCGATGGTAGATTCGATTACCGGCGTTTGCACAATGTCACCAAAATGGTGACGAAAAATTTGAATCGAGTCATCGATCGCAATTTCT